TCAAAGAAAGGATAAACCCGAGTGAAGGGTTTCAATCCTTTGGCAGTGAAATCAACAACGCTGCCCCGAATATAAGGTATGATAGTTGACATTATTTGCTAGGCTCCTGGGTTACAACAATGTGTTGAAATTATCTGGTACATACGATTGGGACATTGGATTGTATATGTATTGAATACCGCCGCCGCCGCTGGTGCTGCCGCCGCTGGTGCCTGGCGGTCCGTCGCCCCCTCCAGTACCAGTGGTTCCTGATGTGGCAGGAGCTGCAGCTCTTGGTGGAGCAACTACAGATGCAAACCATGTTGTGGAACCTGTGGTTGGTAGAGTGAAACTGTCTCCTTCAGGTGTGTTTTCTTCATCAAACCAAGGATCGCAAAAAGGTGATAGTTCCACAGTTCCTTCATATGTGAACAACAACTTGTTTGTAGTATTTATTGACTCTGACGCATAAGGATTTTCAACATACACAGCTTGTGTGTACGGCAATGTTACTAAATTGCCTGCTGAAGCTGACACCACAGCAACTGGACGAAGAATCAATGGCAAAGATGCTGCCGATATGTGGGCCACAGATGAAATGCTGGGTGGAATTGTACCTGTGACAGGATCCCCTGCTGTTGTCACACTAGTGATAGGGTTTCCTACTCCAAATGTGCCTGTAACATCTTCTAGATATAGACGCCACCAGGTGTGGTTGCTTGCGGCAGCTAAAGAAACCACGTGTCTAATAGTGCCTGTGGCTCCTGAAGTGGATGATGTGGCAGTTTGTCCCACTTCATATTCATAGGCACCTGCAGTTTGCTCCACCACGATGAACACATCCTTGGATGTCCGTACTAGATTGGTTAATCCAGCCACATCAAACCTAGCGTTCACAGGCTCTAAAGTGGGTTGTAGAATGCCATTGAAAATGGCACAGCTGTAGTTGGGGTCTTCCACATCACCACGACTATGGTCCAGGAAGTCATCCACCAGAATACCATTTTTGGGACGTTCAACACCTGCTGATGTTGCGATAGTGTCGTTCAATAAATGTTGTTCCAAGAAAGACAGTTCTGTGTACTTTCGTAAATCCTTCACATTTTCAGCAATGGTGTTGATGTCCTGCATCGTGAATCTACGATTTTCCACAGTTGTTGCCACGGCAGCAAACTCTCGTCTGCTCAATGACCGTGCTACTTTAGGTGATGTGGATGGGAAGGGAGGAATGAACACGGTACCCAACGTCATGGCATTACCTGGTTGTAGTCGTGACACAGGTGTTGGGTCAGGAATACCTTTCATCACTTCAAATTCACCTTCTACGTTCAAGATGACTCTATCCACGCGACCCAGATTGTATTGATAGTTCGTGGTGAATTCTTCTTGGGCATGAGGAATGAAGATGCCTGCCAAGAAGGATTTGTTGGTTTCCGTGTAGGCCACAGGGTTCATAATCGTAGTGCCTGTTGCTGTTGTGATATTTGCGATTTCCGTCACGGTTCCACGGAAATCCAACACATCACGAAGGTCATACTCCACACCATTAGATGTTTTATACTTGGGTATTTCTGTCCATTCAATTTGTGCTGATGTGGCTGCTGTGCCTTGTACAGGAAGTGGATAACTATCTACTGAGAAATACCCGCCTAATGAAGTGTTGCTGTGTTCAAAATAATCAAAGTCCACAACCAATCGTTTGTTGTTGGTGGCATGAGATAAATCAAATGTTTCACTGCTCTTCTTGTTGATTGATGACAACTCGTACAATGAATTTGTTTGGCCTGTGTTCAATTCAAAAACACTAGTGGAGTCTGTTGTAATGCTCGTGAATAATGTGGCGTTGGACCCAGACAAAACAGAATTGATTTTGATAACATCATATTGACCTAATGACAAAGAACCATCTAGTGTTTTAGTAGTTGGATTGAAACTTGGGTGTGTGATACGAACAGTACCACCAGATGCCAAACTGGAAGCAGCAGTAGCAGAGCTGGCAAATGTCACAGTGCCAGTACCTGTGTTGATGGTCCCAATGGTACCAATAAATGTATATACACCATCCGCATCACTGTCATGATACACTTTATCACCAACAGACATGTCATCTGAAACAATAGAAGCTATAGTGAATGTTGTCGAGGCGCCAGAAGTGATGGTGGAAGTCGTGATGAAGTCTTTGGAAATCTGCAACTTCAACTTACGATTTTTACGCAATGTTTTGGTCTTGGGAGAAGTATCTGTCTTTCTTACTGAAACATATACAGTCACACTTACGCCACTATCTAATAGTGTAGCACCATCCGTGAAAATATCAATGGTCATGAGGTTGGGCGGCCCGCCAGCTCCAGCGGTGGAAGTTATTGCAGTGACGGCACCTTGTGTGGTTGATGCTGAAGCACCTAAAGGAATAATTTGTCCTTTTTCATAATAAATTGTTACGCCGGATCCAGAAGTAACTGCAGCATTTGGAACAACAATTATTTCATTGTTTCTTGTTGTGGTAGTAGTAGCTGTAAATGCAAACGTTTCATCACCAGAAAGGTTAAAAGTAACCACGCCCGCGTTTGAGGTGGTGCCTGTCAACATCTTGCGATATACAAAATCATTGTCGTAGCCTACACCACCTAAATCCAAAGTGGAAATGTTTCTGTTGGGCAAAGGAAACAACATGGTGTTGTACGAAGTGTCTTGTAATATGGCAGGTGGTGTATCAATGTCAGCAAAGAAAGCAGGAGCAGTGCTGGAATAAATGGTTTCTGTGCTAGAAAAATTTCCAGCCGTCATCTTGATATCTGTCAAATACAAACGATACTTACATGCTGAGTTGCCTATTGTACCTGAGTGATATTCCAAAGATGCCACACGAGCGGTACCTATTAAATTGGCTGCATTAGGAGCAGCTGTGTCTGAATTACTATTGGTAGCAGCCTGTGCTGGTGAAAAGGGTGTGGTCACCGTGCCATCAAGGGCAATAATATCTCCATACAAATTAACTAACGTACCAGCATTCAGAGATGCCACACCACACACTTCTTTCACAATCACAAAATTGCCATAAGCAGTGCTAATGTTGGCATCTTCCACATCTCGGGTTTCTGTTTCTTTGTCCACATCAAAATACTGCGTGGCGTAGGTTTGATATTCATATCCCTTCACATAGGCTTTGCCTGCGGACACACCTAACGCCAACTTGGAAGCATCTCCCTCTGCCCCTGCGTACACACCACCATTGTTTCCACTCTTGAGATGTTCACGAACAGACAGAGTGAAAGGCGTGATGGTGTAGTCACCTGATTCATCATAAGTTCTACGCGCCAACACCTTGTTCAGTTCCCCGTAATCTGTTAGGTCATACCGGCGTGCCACACGTCCAGCCACCAGTTCAAACAACACATTGAAATTATCTGCTGTCACGGCATTGGGGTCAAAAGATTCCAACAAAGTTGACACTTTCAATCTATCAGCACCTGGTGCTGTGTAGTTGTATGTGCCTGTGGCAGGATCCAACAATGTGCTGTCAGCATCTGATCCCACAATGCTTTCCATGATGGTGACACCCACCTTCTTGGAAGGTGTGGTGCTGTAGGCAGACACCACCACAGTTTGTTCTTGATGAATCACAAATGTTCCCTTGCCATAGATGATGCCATCCTTCAATGAGAACAATGACCCATATCCTGTGGGTGTGACACCTGATGCTGCCACGACAAATGTAATGCCATCATCTGATTCCAGATACAACACAGAGGATGCTGGAAAGGCTGTGGTGGTACCGTTGGTACCTTGATTCAAATATTGCACATGAAGGGTTTTCAAGATGGCTGACTCAGAACCTCCAGTGGCTTTTTTGATGACGGCTTTCAATCCTGTGGCAGCGTTTACCAACACTTCACCTTCATAGGAGGCCAACACATCATTGTCAATGGTGACGCTGGCGTTGTCGGTATCCAGAATCTTCACATAGGGAACCTTGGTGTTCAGCGCATAATCACATCCTGTGATGACTGCACCTTCCTTGAACACATGATTTCCAAAACGTTCAACCTGTTTCTGAAGTATGGTTTGAATTTGTGTTAATTCACGAGCTTGTACAGCATAACCTGGCTTGAACAGGATACGTTGATACTGCTTGTCATCACTGAAATCATCATAATATGGATTAACATTGAGATTGAGATTGTTTGGCATTGTTGTCCTTAGAAGCTAAAATAAAGTTTGATTTTTTCAACTTGTTCAGATTGACGAGTGACAGGATTGATGTTTTGTAGATACACAACATCTCCTGTGTGTGAATCAATTTCTGGAGCTGTTACTGTGGTGAGTGTCAATGTGGTGCCTGATGGTGTGGTTTCATTGGACACCACAGACCCAGCAGCTAAAGCTGTATCATCAATGATGGGTAGTAGATGCAAGGTGGTGCCACTCTTGTAGGTGATAATGAATCTTCCACCTGCTGCTGTGGTGAGAATGTCATCCATGGTGTATGGTGCGCCACTGGGTACCGTCACCACATAGGCAGCATTGCCTGTGTTGGAGATGAACAATTCATTGCTCTCATATTGTTTCAGATTTTTCACCAATCCAAATTGACGGAAGTTGTTGTTCAAAAAGAAGTCAGTTGCCACATCTTCAATGGACACCACAATGCCCACCACATTGGCTAGCAGCTCTTTGGGAACATCACTGCCATGACCTCCTTGTGGAGAAATCACAGCTTGCAATGAGGCATTGGATCCCACAGTAGGTGTCAGTGTGGCAAAGGTGTAACCTGAGCCTGGGTTGGTGACTGTGACTGCTGTGATGACACCTGATGCCACGGTAGCGGTGGCTGTGAATCCTGTGCCATCACCGGTCACGTTGATGACTGTGGCGGCAGTGTATCCAGTGCCTCCAGCCACCACATTCACGAAATCAATGGACCCATTTTTCACAACAGCATTTGCTGCCACGTCAATGTTCAAGGGATTGGGAACATCAGAGGTTTCCAGGTTCAAGATGGCAGAAGCACCTGAACCTCCGCCACCTGAGAAACTAATCAAAGCATATGAATAACCTTCACCGCCGTTGGTGATGGTGATGCTGTTCACGCCCCCAGCTGCTATCGTGGCTGTGGCTGTGGCACCCACACCATCTCCTAGGATGGCAACTGAGGGTGCACTAGCATAGCCAGAACCTGCACTTTGAATGGTGGCTGATGCCACCACACCATTGTGGTCAAATGCTGATGAAGTGGCTGTGAAACGAACAGGAATATGATCCGCGGTCAAGAACTTGTGTTGGTCACCCACAGGCACTTCATACAAGAACTGCCACTTGTATCCATCAGCCAATGTTTGAGGACCCACAGCAGTGCTGGTGGGTTGCACAGTGGAGGCAGTGCCTGGTGAGTACACACACTTGTAGATGCGATGGGAACTGTTCATCACATAGAAATCATTGGTAAGACTTTGCAACACCACATCACTGTCATAGGCACTGTAGGTGGTGCCTGTGACCCAGTTCACACGTTCAATCATCAATGCTGCGTCATTGGGTTGCACTCGCTTCACCGCCATGATGTCACGGCGTGTTTGTGCATCTGTTTCACGAGTGTCAGTGGGAGTGGGAGCTGCAGCGTCATTGGGCCAGGCAGAAGTTCTACCCAGAAACACATAGTAGTAATCAGAAGGATTGGGATATGTAAAGACATCATATGTCACAATCACAACATTTTGGTCCAATAATGCTCCTGAGTCCAACACCACACTAGTGCCATTGGTGGCAGTGTAGGCATCTGTGGCTAGTTGTGTGCCATTCACATAAACAGCAATTCTTCCTGGCGTGTATGCCAGAGTTTTATTGTCAGAATCTAAACCTGTAAAGGTGGTTTGACCTGCTGTGGCAATGTACACATACACTGTGTTGCCCGTGGGTGTTAAAGAATTCAAATCAGAAGAAACCACATTTCGTGTGCTGGTGATGCTTCTGTGAAATTCTCTGGCAAGCTCAGAGCGAAATTTGTAAGGAAGGATTGCAGGCATGGTTTTTTAGGTTGATTTAACAATATTTATACGTTACGGCGTAGTGTCTATGGCAGTTAAACTGCCTGTTGCGGTGGCTGTAACAGACCCAGTTCCAGTGAGTTCCATTTCAGAAAACATCTTGAATCCACTGGGGTGAGTGCTATCCAAATACTTGCTACCCCATTCATCCACAGGAGTTGCGGAAGTGATGAGGTAGGAATAGGGTTGATAGTAGTAGTTGTCAAACAATTTATTGACATCAGACAGGAATCCTGAGGCATCTTTGAAATAACCAGGTGCTTTGTACACCAAACCAG